ATGTGCAGGTCGGCAATCTCCTCCAGCCGCCGGTCGATGTCGACTCGGCTCGCGGCTGTAGGCCGCAGAGCCGTTACCCGCTTGCGGCGAGCCGCCTCTATCCGGCGCTGACGCTTCGCGTCCGTCTCCGGGTGACGGGTGAGGGTCGGGGGGCGGCCTGGGCTCATCGCTCGGCCGGGTCGACCAGCTCGACATCGCCGCTGGCCAGCAGCGCCTCGACGTCACGACCGGGGACCTGCAGCGTGCACCCGTCGCCGAACGCCATCCGGTCATAGACCACGGTCGCGCCGACCTTGACCTGGAGTTGGTAGGTCTGCTCTGGATCGAGCTTGCGCTTCGGCGGGGTCGGATCGAGCTTGCGCTTGGGCTGAGTCACGGCAGGAACCCCGTTGCGTGCACGATCGCGCTTGGCTGCGGGCAGATGAGATCGAACCTCTGGGTGCACCGCAGCTCCGACTGATCGCTGTTAAACAGCCGGGAGCGGTCCAAGATGATCTGCGGGTAGGTCCTCGGGACAAAGATCACGTTTTGAATATCGAACATGTAAATCGAGTTGGTCAGGCTGGACGTGCCGACCGTCTCAGTAGTCGTGAGCTGATCCGACCAGAAGAACTGATCGGGACTCATCCCCATTGCCGCCAGCGCGGTCTGCAACACGTACTGACCGGTGGTCGCTTTGATCTTCCGCAGCGTGGCCAGGTTGCGGGTGTGCCCGATCACGCGGAGCCGCTCGTACGGGACACCGATCCCGTCGAACAAGCTTTGCATGTCCATCAGCATGTCGAACGTCGTGGAGGCTCCGTTTGTGCCCGCGACGTCGGACTGCGTACCACTGACGTTCTTCAGCCCCTTCACTTCCGGGGCCGACCCGGAGCCTTCGAGGAGCTGCTGATCGACCTTCCGCGCGAACACCCGCAGGAGATGCCCGTCTGCGATCGGTCCTCGGCCTCCTGGCCGCTCTCAGCGCCCTCCTGGATGGTCTCCTGCTCGATGGTCTCGGTGGTCTCTTCCATTTGGTTCTCCCTGGATCTGTATTCGACGGCAGCAGCCGGATACGCCGGCAGCGCGACTAGTGACACGTCGCGAAGCGCCTTGATCGCCTCGACATGCCGGACGTCGCCGACCCACCGGTCACGGCCGACGATCATCCGAAACGATGACGCGCGCAGGTCGCCTCGCTCGACCGCCTCGGCGACGTCCGGGCGTGACTGCGGCGGCTCGAAGCTCCAGGAGCCGTCGCTCCGGTCTACCTGGAGCGTCCCCGGGTAGCGAGCCAGCGGCAGGCCGGCGTGCTCGACGGTGGCGACGAGATCGCCCATGTCCGCGTCGCGGAGCGCGTGCGGCTCGATGACTTCGCGGAAGCCGCCTAGGTCGCGTGACTCGACGCCGAACGGCACGCGCGAGCGGATACGCCGACCTTCGAGGGTCACCTCCAACGTGCGCTCCTCGACCTGGCCTGCCACGGGACGCGCCACTAGTCTGTCTCCCCGGTCGCCGGAAGGTTCGTCTCGGGCTCCAGGTTCTCCAGCTCGCGCACCTCGGCGCGGGTCAGCCAGCCGGTCTGCGGGTTCAGCGCCGCGGTGTACACCTGCGCCCGCTCGAGCGCCGAGGCACGCAGCAGTGAGTCCACATCGAAGCGGACATAAGTGTTGCCGGGGCACAGGTCTGGGTCCATGCTGATCGCGGTCTCGATCCTCACGAGCCACGGCCGCAGACTGTGTGTCAGGAAGAACTGCCCTTGCTGCTCGACCGTCGAGTAAGTCAGTGACCGGCCGGTGTCACCGTCGATCATGTGCGCCGGCACCCGGAAGATGCGGGCAATCTCCCGCGTGGACAGCTCGCGCTGCTGGATGAACTGCGCGTCCTCGGCGCTCAGGCCGAGCTGCTGATACGTGACCTCGTCCGCCTGGAGGACGGCGATCTTATGCATGTTGGTTGCGCCGCCGTGGCTGTCCTGCCAGCTCTCCTGGATCTTCGCGACGGTGAAGTCGCTCTGACCACCTTTCACCGCCAGGACGCCGCTCGGACGCGAGCCCTGATCCTGGAACTTCTTCGCGGAGGCTGACAGGCTCGCGTTCAGGCCCATGGCCATCGCGCACTGCATGATCGGCGAGACGCCGCGCAGGTGATCGAGGCTCACCGACCCCCGGATATGGAGGATGTCCTCGGGCCCGGTCTCGATCGAGCCGCCGTAGTACCCGACGGTGTAAATGATGACTTGGTTCATCAACCGGATCTGCACCATCTGCGGGTCGAACACGCCGAGCTGAACGACGCTCCCGTCAGCCCCGCGCCACTTGCCGATGAAGCAGTTACCGTCAACGGCGAGCGATTGCATGATCTGGCCCAGCAGGTCCGGCAGGGTGCAGCCCGGGAACGGCCGCGCGAGCAGTTGCGAGATCCTTGCGTCCGGTCCGACCTCGACGCGCCCGTCCGGCGTGTTCCGGTACGCCTCCAGCGGCAGTGTCGAGACCGCGTCGGTGAGCAGCCGAACGCACGCAAACACGTCCGCGACCTGAGGCCAGGAGACCTGGTCGACGCCTGTTATGACCTCGCCGACGTCCGGCAGCATGACGGCCGGGAGGCTCTCCGGGGTGAGGGTCCGATCCTCGACCTTGCGTCTGAACAGCGCCAGACCCATGATTCGTAAATCCTACTATCGGACTAGGATTGAGTCGCTGTGCGTATCAGTTAGCTTGCGTCGCTCGTCGGGCTGCGGTTGGAGCCGTTCCAGGTGCGAATCCTGCGCGCCGCGGCCGGGCCTCAGCGTGAGCTGCTGGTGTCGCTGCCCCGCGGCAACGGGAAGACTTCGCTCATGGCGCTGTTGGCGCTCCACCATCTCGCCACGCGCCCCGGCCATGTGTACTGCGCGGCCGCGAGCCGCGAGCAGGCGCGCATCCTGTACGAGTACGCCGCGCAGTACGCGCGGACGCTCGACCACCCGAACATCGTCGACCGGCACCTGGAGCTGCGCTGGTGCCCGGACCGCCGGCAGCCGCGCGTGTTCACCCGTCACCTGCGGGTCCTGGCCGCCGACGCGCCACGGTTGCACGGCCTGACCTACGGGCTGGGGATCGTCGACGAGCTACACGCGCACCCGAACGATCAGGTGTATCTGGCGCTCCTGACGGCGCTGGCAAAGCAGCCGGGCGCGAAGATGATCACGATCAGCAGAGCCGGGCAGGGAGCAGACTCGCCGCTGGGGCGCCTGCGTGCTCGCGCGCTGGCGCAACCCTCGGTCACCCGGCGCGGCTACCTGACCGATGCCCACGGGCCGGCTCTCAGGATGTTGGAGTGGTCGGTCCCGGACGACGTCGAGCTGACGCCGCGCAGCGTGAAGCGCGCGAACCCGGCGAGCTGGGTCCGGGTGGAGGATCTCCGCGCCCAGCAGGACGCGGTCCCCGAGCTGGCGTTCCGCCGGTTCCACGCCGGGCAGTGGACGGAGCGTGCCTCCTACTGGCTTCCGACCGGCGCGTGGCAGCGATGCGTCGGCGCGCCCGAGATCGCCCCGGGGGCGGAGATCTACGTCGGCGTGGACGTCGGCGGGCAGCGGTCAGCTACCGCCGTGGCATGGGTCACCGCAGAGCTGCAGGCCGGCGTCTGGATCGGCCACGGCGACGACGCCGTCCTGGACGCTCGCGACGTGATCCGCGAGCTGGCGCAGCGCCACACGATCGTCGAGTGCGCGTTCGACCCGTGGCGCGCGGGTCAGCTCGCCGCCGAGCTGGAGCAGGAGGGAATCTCCTGCCTGGCCTTCCCGCAGTCCGACAGCCGCATGATCCCCGCCAGCTCGCGCCTGCACGCTGCGATCGTCGAGCGCCGGATCATGCTGCCCGACCTGGCGGAGCTGTCGCAGCACGCGGCGAACACCGTTGCCAAGCACGGCCGGCGGGGATGGCGGATCGACAAGCCCGACGCCCGCACTCCGAACGATGCGATCGTCGCGCTGGCGATGGCCGTCGACTCGGCCGAGAACCGACCCCAGCCCGTCCGGCTCCTCGGCTGGCTGTGAAGCGCCGCTGCCTCAACTGCCGGGCGCTGATCGCCTCAGGCTCCTATTGCGCCCGCTGCCGACTTCGGAACGGGTCGACCCGAGCGTGGCGCGAGCTGCGCGCGCAGGTCCTCGCCCGCGACCGCTGGGCGTGCGTGGTGTGCGGAGCGCCGGCCACCGAGGTCGACCACATCATCGCCGTCAAGGACGGCGGCTCCGATGATCCTTGGAACCTGCGCTCGCTCTGCGCCGAGCATCACGCCGAAATACATCGAGCCTTCGGGTAATCCGGCGAAGACCCGACGCGGCGACGCCCGCTTCTCGATCACAGGAGCACTCTTCGGTGTAGAACGGTGGAGCTGTACCCCTGGCAGCTAGTGCTCCGGCGTGGTCGCCGCAGATCGTGAGACTCAGACTCATCGCCGGCGGGCCTGGCGCGGCTAGCCGGACGCTCGCGGTTGTGATGCTCTTGGGCATCAGCGCTTCCGCTCGGCATGCTCCTCCTCGGCGACCTTCAGTGCCTTCTCTGCCAGCGCGTACCCCTGATCGCCGATCGCCCGGAGTTGCGCCGCGAGCGCCCGCATCGGGTAGGGGTTGTCGTCGTCGGCCATGCTCGCGCGCATCAGTGCGGCTTCGCGAACGAACTGCGAAACGCTGCAGCCTTGGCGTTTAGCGGCCTCCTGGATCAGGTGCATTCCATCGCGGGTAAAGCTGATCGTGGTGCGCGTCATCGGCATGGCGAAGAGCTAGCGAAGAGGCCCTCAAGGTATCGGCTGCTAGCGCCGATGCTAGCACAGACGGTGGCGCGGATGCTTGCGGTTGTTCCCCTCCTTACTTGTGCAGGGCCCCCGCGTCAAGCGCTGGGTCCGGGGGTTGTCAGGGTTGAACTGCGGTTGGTGGGGTGGTGCGTGCGCGCGGTCGATGGTGGGGTGCTTGTGCGCGCGGGCGCCCAGCCTTACTTCGGTCCGCGACCCTCGGGTTGGCTCCGGGGCCGGCGACATGATGTTTGATGGGGTGATCCC